CCCTGTTAAATCAAACGCCTTGCGGCTGCTGGTCCACGCCTGGCTGCTGTATGGGCGGCATGGGCTGCTGTGGCTGTTGTGGCGGCTGCTCTTGTGGCTGCGCCGGCATGGGCGGTAGGCCGATGGGCACGCCGCTCGTTGTGAAGTCTTTCCATCCCGATTCCTGCAGGATGCCGTCGGCCACGCGGGCGATCGTCGGCATGGTGATCACCTGGGTTGCAGCAGTCATGGCCATGTCGGCGGCCGTCACGCGGGTGAGGATGGTCGCTGCATCGTGACCGTCTGCGTTGGAGCGAGACTTTGCCGCATTGGCTTCCTTGAGTTCCGCATCGGCGTTCTTGCCACGTAGCTCGGCCATGGCCAGGGCCTTGGCATACTGGGCCTGCTCCTGCTGAGCCTGCTCCTTCTGCATGTCCTCGGGCGTTGGCTCGGTTTGGTCCGGGTCTTTCTGGCCTGTCACAGAGCGGATGCGCTTGGCGATCTCTTCGCGGTTGGGCAGGTCCATGCACTCCACGGCCAAGTCCAGCAGCATGATGCCCACTTGGGGCGGCATCTTCCCGATCATCTCCATCAACTGCTCGGCGCTGGCTTGGCGCATAGTGGCGCGCCAGTCGGCCTCGGAGATGATGAAGTCTGCTTTCGTGCGGGTGATCTCGTTCTCGGGCAGGCCATCGTTGACCGCCAGGTATTCCGGCGTGCCGCGCATGTTCGTGATGCGGAAGGTCTTCTTCTGGTCGCAGAACTGCTCCAGCAGGCTGAGCTGGATCTCGCCCTGCATCTGGGCGGCCAGGCGCAGGTTGTCGAATGGCTTGTTGGTGGCCAGGCTGCCCTGGTCCTGGCGGGCTTTCACGGCCACGCCGGACACTGCATTGGTCGTGCGCCCCAGCAGCTCGTCGGTTACGCCGCCCACTTGCTGGATCATGCTCATGCCGCGGCTCATCAGGTCCAGGTGAGCCGGTGCCAGTTCGCGGTCTGCATTGGTGATCAGCTCGTAGCCCTTGCGCTTGACCGTGATGCTGTCGGCCCGGGCGAACTCTTCAGCGAACTCGTCCAGCGTCACGCCTTCGGGCAGAGCGCCCTCGTCCATGATCACCTTGTTGGATGACAGGATATGCAAGGCCTTGCTGGCACGGTGGTTGATATCGTCCTGAATGTCGCGGATCGAGCGGATGATGCCGTAGGGCAGGTTGTCCCGGCTGCGGCGGTAGCACCAGATCGGCGTGAAGCGGAAGCGGTTGTGCTTATACGGGCTTGGGCCTTCCCAGAGCAGATCCTTGATGGTCATGTGGGCCAGGCGCACGCGCATCATCAGCTTGCTGACGACGACAGAGGCACCGGTGGCCACGGCATCGATGTGGTTTGGATCTTCAGGGTCGTAAATCTCGCCCTTGAACACGCCGCCACGCAGGCGCTGGACCTTCTCTGGCACGCGGTACTCGCACTCGATGAGTCGAACACGCTGGCGCTTGTGAGTCACGACCGTGCGGGCCACGCCATAGTTGGAGCGGTCGAACTCCATGTAGTCCATGGGCACGTCGCCGTCGGGCATGTCGAAGCTGCCGTATAGGCTGGCGTCGATCACAGCGTCCCGAATCTGGGCTTCGCGGCCTGGGAACAGGGCTATGGCTACGTCCAGGTCCACCCACTTCGAGCGGAAGATGTAGCGGCCATCGCTGAAGTCCAGCTCAGTGCTGGCGCTGTCGTGCAGGATGTTGCGCCAGCTCTCGTAGCGGCTGTAGATCGGCTCGCCATCGTCCTCGTCCTGGGCTCCGTCCTCCACCCAGCCGATACCGGCCTTGATGGCGTCCTCGAAAGCCCTGCTGCGGCTGAAGGGTAGGCGGTTTACATCGGACAGGTACTTGAGCAGCTTGGTCTTCAGCTCGGCCTGCTGGCTGTCTTCCTTTTCGCGCGGCAGGATGTCGAAGTCCGTGCGCCCGCGCTTCTCAGAACCGATGATCCAGTTGATGGTCTGGGCGATGACGTTGTAGACGATCGGGGCCTGGCCGCGGTCACGCAGCACCTGGGCGTCTTCCTCGGACCACTGGATGTTGTCGTAGTAGTCCTCGTCGATCGCCATCTGGAAACGGTTCTCAGACTGACGGTCTAGCTCCTGGCGGTAGTATGAGAGTAGCCGCGCGTGCAGCTCCTGCATGTGGTTGGCGTCCAGGGCGTTGTCGGGCGGCGACGGTTCGGCAGCAGAACCATAGTCAGGTAACCGGTCCACTGGTGTCGTGCCTTTGTCAACCCTGGTTAGGTTGTTGTCGCGCAGATCAAACAAATGATGCCCCTTAAATTTGCCGGACGGGCTCGTAGTCCAGGAATTCTACCGTCCGCTTCCGACCGTCGATTTCCATCACGGCCTCGCCCACGACCACGGGTGACGCCGGGTCTACCGGCATTCTCACCAGGTCCGGCAGATGCGAGTGCAAGATGTCGGCGATCCGGTGCGTCGTGGTCATGCTGTCTTCAAAACCCAGCGCCTTGGCTATGCCTTTGGCCGCGTGGACGCAGTATTTGGCGTCATTGTAGAGGTAAGCGGCGGATAAGGCCACAACGCAGGGGAAAACAGAGCTGGGCGGCCGGTAGCGCGGCAGCAACACTAGGCAGGGCTCGCTGGCTTCCTGGTCGTCGTTGAATACCCAGGTGCCGAACAGCACCAGATCGCCCAGTTCACGCATGAAGTGATGGCGCGACAGGTCGATGGCTACTTTGCGCTCTTCGTTCATCGCAGCAGCCCCGCTAGGGCAATGATCGCCACCACAACGAGGGTGACTGTAAGGAATGTCGGCATTGCAGCCCCGCTTATCTAATGTAAAGAATGTTGCCGATCAGGCAAATGAATGCACGGCGCTGCTCTATGCAATGCGGCTCTGACGCCTTTTGAGCGGAAAACCATGCCTCACTGGACATCGTTTTACGCAGTTCATACTCATCACTGCTGCTAATCTGCTTTATCTTCATTGTGGCCTCTCTTCTTCGTCGTGGGTCATGCCGATCGGGTGCGGCACGTTGTTGTGGCAGGTGATGTACTCATCTCCGACCAGGAGGCGCAGGCAGGGGCCGCAGACCACGCAGTAGTGGGTGACGGCCTCTTCGTCTGCGCAGGCACTCATGGTCAGAACTGCGCGATGCGCTCACCGAGGATGTTGGAATAGGTACCCATGGCCACACCCTGACGCAGCAGCCGGGTCTGCTCGGATTCGGGCAGGCCGTGGAACAACGGCGTCGAGTAGAACGCGTCAAGCTTCTTGCGCTTCGCATCCAATTCAGCCTTCTCGGCTACCACGCGCTGCTCGTGCGCGGGCATGGCAGCCACATCACCGATCTCTAGGTAGGCTGCATCGAACTGTGCCTTGGGGCTCCAACTGATATAGCCTGCATGGCGCTGGTCGTTGGCTTTGCCGCCGTCGGTGTATTCAACCAGGTAGCCTTCATCCGCGCCGTCCTCATCCTCAGGCAGGCCCCAGCCTCTGTAGCTGGTGTAGTCCAGCCGGTTCATGGGCGTGGCCTTGATGATCTTGGTGCCGATGTAGGTCTTCATTGTTTTCTCCGAAGCAGCCGAAAGCGCCCGGCTGCATGGCGTGGTTCGATTTTATAACCGGTCTAGCGTGTGCGCCAGCTTCCTTTCCCGGTTTTCGTGCGGCGTACCATGGTGGCTGAGCCCAGATTGTCCGCCTGGCCCCACTGGCGAAAGGCGTCGGCGTAGTTCGAATAGCGATCGTGCATAGGCTCTTCCATGTAGGCGTCGGCCTTCTCGTTGTACTTTTTGCGGTAGCTATCCAGCGCCACGATGCCGTCAGCGCACTCCTTTTCGTCGATGTAGACGTTGGAGGTCATCTTCAGCCGGGTTTGCTGGATGCCGATCAGCACCTGCTCTGTGCGCGGCAGCACCTCGAAGCGATGGCCGGGCATCAGCTCCATCAGGATTTGCTCTGCGCTCTTGCCGGTCTGCAGGCTCTTGTTGGCTGCGTCGTGCGGCAGGTAGTGCTTGCCTAGGGTGTAGCCGCGCGCCAGCAGGTACTGGGCGTAGTGGTCCAGGCTCTCGCCGCTGTTCTCGTAGGCGTGGATGAATCGGTGCTCGCCAGCGACGAACTGGTGAAACCAGATGGCCGTCGTGTCGTTGAAGCCCAGATCCCAGAACGTGTTGACCGGCGTGCCGGGGTGGTAGGGCACGCTGCGGATACGCCCGCCCTGGCGCAGCTTAGCCATCTCGTTGACGTAGTACGCGCCCTTGACCTTGTTCCCGCTCCATAGGCCCTTAAGCAGCGCCTCGCGCTCTTCCGGGTCCATCTGCAGCAGTGCTTCGCGGTAGCCGGTGCCGGACAAGTGAGGATTGTCGGAGAGCTTCGCAGGGATGAACTGGCGGCGCATGGTGGTGACCGTGCCCATTTCCTCGTCCACCACATCCACGGGCACATTGGTGCCTTTGCCGTCGGGTGCGATACCCCAGCGGTCCATAACCCACTTCTGGCCCGGGCCGTCTGGGTTGGTCGTGCCACGGATGTAGCGCGGCAGAGTGCGGTCGGCGCTGCGGCAGCGGGAGAACAGGTAGAGGTAGCAGGTCGGGGTGGCCCATAGCGTCAGCTCGTCGAAGCCGATGTAGTTCCAGGCGCGGCCGCGGTACTTCAGGCGGTCGTTGTCATGCTGCAGGTAGCCGAACTCGATCTTCGCGCCGCTGGGGAATGTCCACACCTTCTCTGTCTGGTTGTATTTCGCGCCATCTACGACTTGGGGGTATATCTCCAGCGCCCGGTCGATCAGGTCGCGCAGCTCGGGGAACGATCGGCGGAACAGAATAGCTCGGTGGTTAGCATTGTTCGGGCCGCCATGCTGCAGGCACAGCGCATCGATCAGCAGCGCATCAGACTTTCCACCTCCAGCCGCACCGCCGTACAGCACCTCGAAGTCGTCGCAGGCCAGAAAGGCTGATTGCCGCTCCGTAGGCTCCCAAACGATCTCTTCGATCACCTCGGCCATGTCAGGAGCCGATCTTCTTCACGGTTACCGGCGCGCTGGCCTTGGCGGGCACCACAACGACGCGGGTGGTCAGGTGCACCTCCTGCTTTGCCTGCGAGTTATCCTTCTCGTACAAGCCCAGGTGCTTCATCGCCTTTTCGAGTGCGGCATTTTTGTCGGCGATCTTGTACTTCTTCACGTAGCCCACGAAAACAGGGGCCCCGCTGGAACGATCCATCTCTTCCACGATGTCCATGCCAGCCAGGCAGGCGGCTGTATCGTCGTCGAGCTCGTTGATGGGTTTGGGCGATCCATCCGGGTTCAGCAGCTTGCGCGGGTCGAAAAAGGCCAGCCTGGCCACCTCGCGCAGGGTTCTTTCTATCGATAATCCCGCTTTTTGCTCTGCCTTTATAACGAATGCTTCTATCTGCGCCTTGATCTCATCATTCCTCAGCAGTCGCTCAGCCTGGGTTGATGCGCTCCTGGCGCTGTACCCGGCCCGTATTGCAGCCTGTGTTCCGTTGCGGTCCTTCAGGTACTCGGCGACAAAGACGCGCTGCTGGAACGTGAGGGGTTTCGCCTCCGATTGAGATTTGTTGGCAGGGCGCTTTACGTGAACCTTAGCCGTAGCGCTCTTTGTGGATGGTTTCGCTGTGTTCTTCATGTGCC